CTACATATTGTTTTCCCAAACCGCAATGATTTTTTCCACGTCCAAACCGTTCAATTTTAAAACAGATATATCATGTAAATAATCAGGTGGTGTAGGCTTAAAAGAATCATCTTCTTTTTGGCACACATATCCTTTACTTTGAAATTTTCGCATTTTTTCTAGATTGATTTCTCCAACCAAAACTGTATAATTAGTACCACCTTTTGTCCGAATAATATTTTTAATTTCCGTTTTTGATGGTTGAATTATTCTGCTATCACCATAATCAGCCGAATTAACTTGAACGCAATAACAATGCATATCTCTACTTAATGATTCTATAATATTGGAAAAATAATTAACATCTTTATTCCACTCAACGACATTGAGCATATCAAGTAACGATATAAAAACACTCCTATCCTTAATTGAAGCTATTTCCATACAACAATATGTCGAAAACCATAGCCCTTTCCAGACAAACAAATCATATTGATTACCCTTTTGAGCTTTTAGATCTCTACAGTTTATAACTTTTTCTTCATCATATGCATAAATAGTTTTTAAATGAAAAAAAGTAATAGCTTGTTGAAAATCTTTTTTATAAGGTAAAATTGTTGCTGTAAGATTAAAAACATCTTCGCCCACCTTAATATGTTCAATTCCCGTAATAATCGCTAAATCTGTCTTTGCACATTGTCTAGCAAGGAGTGGAATCCACTCCAAAGGAACATACGACTCCGGCATAACTAAAATATCAACTTTATTTGTTATTGCCTGATTAACTATCGCTCCCAATTGCAAATATCGCTTTCTAGTTCTGTTTGGCATATCCAGTAAGGCATTTTCAAAATATTCTTCTTTTAAGATGGCATTGGCGATTGCTATCTTAAATACATTCTTGCTTTCACCTTTAAGATGCGTTACAGCAATTTTACGTTTGCTTTTTTGTTTTTCAAGACCATATGTAACAATTTCGTCGAACGTCCCCCCCGAATTATAATTATTTGTATTAAGATAAATTTTTGTAATTGAATGCAGAACCTTCTCACTTCCTGAATTGATCATTTTTTTATTAGCAATTCTGAAAATTAAATGAGCGTAAGCAATATCTTGAGGAGTAATAAAATACGGAGTATATCTATAGCTGACTTCTTTAAATATTTCATTTTCAATTTCTAGCGGAGTATTCGGCTCTTCTTTTTCCAAAATTGAGATAGCAGTCATCAAATTCGTAAAATCATACTTGCATTTGTTGAAATTATCAATAGTTTTTTTTAAATCACTATCATTTGAGAATATTTTTCCATAAAATGCATCTAAAATTGTTGGCAAGATATTTTTATTATACATTCTTGTTTTTAAATATCTGATGCGCTTTTCATTTATTGTTTCCTGATCAATCAAATTCTCGCTTTGCTTTTTAATTTTATCCAGAACACTATTAACATCTTGGTTCCAAACAATTGACAATGCTCGAGATAACCCAGATATCAATACGCTTTTTAAGCTTCCCTTAACGCTTAGAAAATCTTTTGTTTTATTACTTGATTTTTTTTTCTTCTCTTCAATCGCTTCTATTGAAGCTAGGACTTTATTTACAAATTCCGCTAATCCTTCATACTGATGATTAACAGTATATATCTGTATAATCCTTTCCCATAAAATATAATTTTGTATCGTAATACTATTATCAAATATTCTTGTAATTATTTTGGAAAAATTGTTTTTGTCTTCCATCATTGATTCCATTTGCAGATTTTTCCCTAAATATTTTGAAAATTCAAATTTGTCAATAACTATGGTATTTACACTTCTCAACTTATTTATAGTGTCAGAATAATCAATAGAAAAAAAGTCTTCTTCATAAACAAATTTGAAAAGTTCTTCTAATCCATTTTCCAAATAATCTTGCTCTTGGGGCAATAATCTAAATTCACTTTTATTTTTTTTAATTTCTTTTCTAAAACACTCAATTAGCGCCTTAGGTCCATCACTTCTCAAATAAAATATTTTTAGTTTTCTATTTTGTATTATCAGATAAGTTTTACTATTTTGAACCAAATCTGGGTTTATATAGTAACATGTTCGAGGCTTCGCGTTATTACTATATTCACATTCTTCATTATATCCACAGTTTTGGCAATCATCTTGACCATGCTCTCTTAAAATCGATACTTCTTCACACAAATATTTTTTTACAATTTTATCGTTTTTTTCTTCGTCTTTTTCATCTCCTTTCATTATATCCAGTATTATATTTCTGTTTTCAACTTTTTCTACAATAATTATATCGTCAACATATCGCCCATAATATTGCGGATTGTGTTTATTGATTATTGTCTTATCAAATTTATCTAAGCACCAATTAGATAGAACATTGGAGGGCAAAAAACCTATTGGCAAAAAATTTCTTTCTTCATAGCGATTCGCAAATTTCTTACTATACTCTTCTATTGATTGGTACACAAAATCATTCAATCTTTTTATTGTTTTATCTGCTTTTTTTTCAATAAAACTATCAAAGTCTTTTTGATCTATGTTTACAGAATAAAAAAAATTTTTTATATCTAACATAATAATTAATGCATCTTTCCCTCGATCCATTAAATCTTCGGCATTTTTTAGACTATAGTCTCTCCACGCCTCATATTGCTGAAAATAAGGTTTGAATAAATATAAAGATTTATTTGCATTTTTTAACCTATTTCCATAAGAGCTGTCTTCAAGACTTTTATCGATGCCAGCTCCAACACTAAGTGTCCACAACGAACCTAATATTTGAGTTTCGACATCCGAATCGAAAAAAAACTGTTCTTTTTCGATATGAACCTCATCCTTCAATACATTAGTTATAAAGTTTCCACTATTTTTTGTGTCTACTTGCTTTGGAAAAGTCAATACAGAAATTGATCGAAGTCTTTGATTCTTATATTTTTCCCATTCATCTTCATCAATATTAAATTGTAAAATTTTATGGAGCTGCTCTAATTTTCTATCCAATTCATTTTGTGAATTTTCAAAATCAACGATTTTATCTCTAAATACTGTCTGTGTTTTATCATAATAAATACTAGCTTTAAGTTTCCTATAGGCATTTTTAACATTTTCTAAGCTTATTTTATTCATTTGCTTCTCCATAATTATTATTTACTTCTAGCACTTAATAATCTGGTATCAATTTCCATTATAAATTACTGTATTCATTCTGTCCATTTATTTATTGGAAACCATAATCAAAGGGACTGTCCATCCGCTCTACTTGGGAACTAACGACGGTTAGAGGAATGGGGGAAAGGTTCCCCCGCCGATTTTCTCCCCAGGTAGGGTTACGCCGCTCCGCGGCTTTCGCCCGCTTCACTGTGGATTCGCCGCTCGGTCGCAAGCTTCCTCGCGCTCATCTTACGTTCAGCGAATCCTGCGCTCCCTTCATCACGCACCCGCGTGCGGTCGCTCCGGATTCCTATTCGATTCAAACCCTACCTACCCAAAAGAATGGCATAAAAAAATGACTGCATTTAATTTAAGGTTATGGCTCCCACTTCGCTACGGCTTCGCGGTTCGATTGCTTTCGCGTTCTTCCGCTCACCTCGTGCTCAGTGAGTATTCGCCTCCCTTCATCCGCCACTGGCGGCGGTCGGCTCTACTCAAGGGTAGGGTTTTTCAAACCCCACCTAAAAAAACAAATCATCCGCATCAGCTTTTAATGTGGATATCTCTAAGGGGTGGCAGCGAACAGCCGCGAGCATCCAGTGGGGAAAGGTTCCCCGCCGAGTTTCTCCAGGTAGGGTTACGCTGCTACGCAGCTTTTACCCACTTCGTTATGGTTTCGCGGTTCGCATCGTATTCGCGCTCTTCCGCTCAACTCATACTCAGTGAATCCTCCATTCGCTTCTTCGCCCACCGGGCGCGCTCATTACGAATTCCTATTCGGTTCAAACCCTTACCCCAAAGAGATAAATAAAAAAGAGACTGTAAACAGTCTCATTTTTATTTATGGCTCCCCAGGTGCAAAACCTATTATATGTACTACGTTTGTTTACAGGGCGGCATAGTCTCCCGTTTTTATTTTTTATGCTGCTCTAAAAACGGCTTATAGTATTTCTCTTCGGCTTCTTTTCGAGCGGCGGCGGCATCCTCCAAATTGTCAAAATGGCCTAAATTATACATTTTGCCCTTAAACTGCAAGCGCGCTTGCCATTTTTGCCTGCGCCGATCCCATGTGACCCCTCGCACACCGCTTGCGCTGTTTTTAAAAACGGTGTTTTTTTTAATCGCTCCAATATGGGTGCCTTCTATAAGATTTTTTTCCCGGCCTTTTGCGACATGCTCACACGCCAAATCATTATGCAGGCAGCCGCACGATAATTTTTGACCGGATATCAAGGACCACCTATCCGCTAATATTATTTTTCCGCAGTCGCAGCGGCATTCCCACAACATGCCGCGATGTCCTTTTTTATTAGTCAATTTAATAGCTTCAAGCCTGCCAAACCGGCGGCCTGAAAGATCATTTTTAGGCTCGTGCCACAGGCATCCGCATGATTTGGTTAGGCCATGCGTGAGCATATGCGTATTTACCAAGCATTCATTGCCGCAGTCGCATTTGCACCGCCACAAAAAACAATTTCCATGCCGCTGATCCGTGCGCTCTATCGCAACAAGCCGACCAAAACGCTGACCGGCTATGTCTCTTGTATTCATTTAATCCAATCCCTGATCTGCCCACGCAGTAAATCAGATACCGTTTGGTTTTTACTGGCTGCATATGCCTCCAGTTTTGTTTTTTCTGTGGGGGTGATCCGCAAGCGCACGACCTCTGACATGGATTCATCATTTTTTTTGAGGCCGTAAAACTTATACAGATAATCCGGCAACGGCTGCCCTTTTAGTTTGCGCGGGTGATACCCTTTGTATTGCAACAGATCACTCTGTTTTATCTCGCGGAACGGCGTCAAAAAAAACATTGTCAATTCGCCGTTGTCCAGCTCCATTACTATGTGGTTTGGTATTGCATCTATATACCACGCTCCATTTATAATCATTTTTTGGCCTCCTTTTCAAATTTTACAACTTCCGCACCGCGTTTTTCTAAAATATTAGGGATGTTTAATCCATCAGAAAAATGTGCAATTCCAAGATAATCATCATCCCCGATTACCGCCCACAGGTTTACCGTAGCAGGTAAACCTATATAATCATGGATTTCGGTTTCCGCCGCTAATTTACCGTCGCAAAAATGTTTGTGCATTGCGTCCATGAGCTGTGCCAATTGTTTGGATGTAAGAGCGCTTTTTACCTCATTTGGGATATTGTTTAAAATATGTTTTGTTGCTTCGGGTAAAAAATTGGTCATTGCCTGTGCCCGTTTTATTTTGATACTGTTTTTCATTTTCGTCTCCTTGCCTTAACGCTGGCCTGCGATATAGTCACATTAGCCGGTTTCCCGTTGCCCGCTCCCCGCCTCGTGGCGGCCGTGCTTTGGGGAGTTAGGGGCCGAAGCCCCTACATTTATCTTTCGGTTTTCCACTCTTCTACAATCCTATTAGCTTCGGAAACTGCATGTTCCAATCTCCGTCCCATTCTATTTTTTCCTGTTCATCCTCGATATAAATTTTTCCATCTTGCTCAAATACATGGATGCCGTCTGTTTCTAAATCATACTTTTCTTTAAACATTGTTTCCCTTTCTGCCCTTGTCGCTGGGCCTGCGATATAGTTACATTGGCCGGTTTCCCGTTGCCCACTCCCCGCCTCGTGGCGGCTGTGCTTTGGGGAGCTTAGGGGATATATCCCCTATTTATCTAAGATCGACATTGCATATTGTACTTGTTCTTTTGTTATTATTTCCGGGATATATCCATCTCCACCCTCGTTGTATAAATCATTATAACGCTTCATCCATTTTTTAGCTTCGGCTTCAGTCATTAACGTGCCATCTGCGTTTTTGCTAGTGGTTTTCGATTTTTCAATTATCTCAATCGCATTTGATATTTCTTTTTCTTTTTTTTCTTCTGACAATTTCTGCTCATATTTTTTTACATCTTCTGTTTTACCGTTTTCGATAACAAACTTTAAAAATTCTTCAACTTTTTTTGCCTGGCCTTCTTCCATTACAACCGGTAATCCCCATATTTTTTTTAGGCCTGTTTCTTTGTTGTCTACGATTTTCCAAAAACCTGTATTCCAGCAATCTTCTATTTTTTTTCCGTCAACCCATAATTCGAGATTTGCGCGTTCCAGTGATTTTGTACCCAATAAAACTTTGTCACCGTCAACATCTGCAAAATTTTCTACAATTTTTGTTTCGCATGATGCCTTTAAGGTTATTTTGTTTCCGGATCTTCCTGTCCATGTAATCTGTTCCATTTCATTTCTCCTTGCCCTTGTCGCCGGGCCTGCGATATTTTATAACCATCTCTTGATTACATATTTATTGTAGTACATTGTAGCTACAATGTCAATGCTTTTTTTAAAAAATTTGTATGAAATTTAAAAAAACTACTCCACTACTATTTACCAAAATGTTTTAAGCATGATATACGTAATAGTGGGAGGTGATTTTATGGCTTGCGTAGATGCGTCCAAAAGTGGGAAATATGGAGGTCTATATTTTTGCGGAAAATGTGGAGCGGAGGTTTATGAGGACGACAATTACTGCTCCAAATGCGGAGAACCGCTAAAATGGGACAAACAACCGGTAGACGATTCAGAAAAAACAAAGTAATAAAAAAGGGAGACTTCAAAAGTCTCCCTTTTACCTTTCTCGCGCTCTCTCATGAGTTGCAACTAATACATCCGCGTTTGCGCATATAAACCAACCTATATAGTATTATCATTAATTAAAAATCGACGCTCACGGCTCCGCATATTATTACTCTTTTTTTACGGTTGTTGTCACGCCGAGTATCTTGCGTACTGTTTCAAGAGCGGCCAGTGCATATTTGATTATCGCCGTTCCCCAAATTAAAAACAATACGACTATACTTATTGATTCGAGCAATGATTCATCCATGCTGATTCCCGCCGCTTCAATCGCGTAAGGCACTGCCGTCAGGGCTATCGTAAGAAGATAGCAGGCGGCCAATACAACAACGCCCTTTAATAGTCCTTTGATCAGCCTTTTTATTTCAAACGGCTCTCCAGCTCCTCCGATGTTGTAAAACAGGCCGGTAAAGATATTGGCCAGTATAATGCAGGCTAATATTGCCGCAAAAAAGCTGATCACCCCGAGATTTAAAATAATCTCATTCCACATATATTTTATCCCCCTTTCAATTATTTTGAAACGCTCTGCTCCTTGTAAAAATCCTCTGCATCATGCTTTTTCCCCAAATAGTATTCTGCCGCTGCATCCACCTCATCATCATTAAGATTGTTGTCCCTTAATACTCTGTATGTGCAATGTGCCAGCGTGCCGATTGAATCTGTATATTTCATATCTACAAGGCGGCTTTTTGCATATTTCGCTTGTTCTTCTTTGCTTTCCGTTTCCCGTTTTTGCGCTTCTTCCCGTCGTTCTTGCGCTTCTCTTTTTGCATCTTCTTCCCGCCTTCTATCTCTCCGGTTCATTTGGGCAACCAGTAATGCCGCTATAAAGGTGAGGCATGATGGTATAAGCCAAGATAATATTTCATTCAAAATACTGCCTCCCCTTTCTTATTCTTCATATATTCCGCCCATGGCGGTGGTTGTCTCTTTTCCCACAATTCCATCCGGCTCAAGGCCATGGTCGCTTTGGAACGCAATAACCGCATCCTCCACCTGCTTATCAAACACACTGGTGCAATCCCGGTCTATATACCCCAATGCCGTTAAGTTGCGGGTTATATGCATCACTTCCGCGTCGTCCATGCCAATTTTTAATTGTTTGGTGATGTGGAACGTCGGCTGCTCCCAGTCGGACCCCCAAAAGCGCGGGCGCCCTATCTCATCCCAGTAGCCTGTATTTTTGGCAAGATCGTTTGTCATACATACGCCGTCGTCCCGGCCCTTTGCCTCTATTATGTTCAGCGCATCATCCACTACATATCCTATGTGTTTCGCCGTCCCGTTTGACCGCAGACGGAAGACAAAATCTCCGGGCTTTGCCACGCTTACCTTGTCGCACAGCTGCCGCAGGTCCTCCGCCGAGCGGTCTCGGTCAATAATGCCGTTTGCCAGCAGCCAGTAAACCCCCAGGCCGGAACAATCGAACGCCCGCAGCTTATTCCCGAATCCTGCTGCAACTTGCGTTTTCCAGTATGCAATGGCACGGTTTGCGTTTTCGGTGGTAGTTTCCACTTTTCGGATCCACGCCTCTGATATTGTGTTGTGATCCTGCCCCTGTCCGCTCCATGCATAAATAGAGTGGTTTCTTACCTGCATAATCAGATAATCAATAAATTTTTTTAACAAATTACTCATATCTTTTTCTCCTTATTTTTATGCTATGCGCTTCCACATATAACATGTAATATATGGCTGTAGATTATTATGTGCATCCCCTCCGCCTGTTGATCCTGTTGGTGTAGCGGATGATCCCGTACACCTATAACTATCAACTCCGGCAGTTATTGCCATCGTAAGCGATGTGTTCACTTTTGTGGTATGCGTATGGGCTGGCATTTCGTCAGTAGTCAATGTATGTTCTTTTTCTCCGCCCGTTTTTTCGACCGTGTTGAATTCTGTCTGGCCTGCATCTATCCCAACCGGTACCCGTCCGGCCCCCCACGCAGCCCATGTCCCGCCGAAATACGCTGCTGGGTTTGTATCTGATATGCTCATAAAAATAGATCCAACTGGATACATAATATCCGTTACAGATTGTATTGCGGCTAAAATATCATCAATCTCTTTTCCAGAATGCTCACTAAAATAATTAGGCAATGTAATCCCTCCCCTATACCACGCCTATAATTACAAGCGTGGTTCCTGTCCGTATAAAAAAAACCCTGTCGCCTACGCTCGGCGTACAGGATTTAATGCACACGTATGATATGCCGTCGCTGGCTGTATCTCCATCAATAGTGATCTTCGCCTTTCCTCCCGAATATGAAACAACCGTCCCAAATGACGGCTGTTCGCTTGTTTCTTTAATTGCTGCTTTTTTTGATTGTTCCGATGTTTTTATGATTAAATTATCCATCAAACCACCAACCTTTTTATCTTGTGTTGCATCATCTCTCCTGGTGACAGGTTCATGTCCCAGGATATCTCTGAAAACACTCCCCCTATCTCTTTACGTCTGATTTCCACTGTATCATATACAACATGGTGTGGCATATTCATTGTTTCAATAGTCACCGTTTGTGATATTTGCCGTGCTTCAAATCCAAGCCTATCTACATATTTTTGCAATTCCACTTGTGAGGCTGCCAAATTTTCCGTTTTGCTATCTACAATACGCATACCTCTCGATATAATAGACATTTTATCTCCCGGATTATTATTGATATACGTTGCCGTTATTGGGTCCATGTCCGGACGCGATACAGTGCGCCTTATTATATTTGGCACATTCCACCAATCTGTCTCAATCTCAATCTCCGGCGTCATCACTGAAAATTCATCATCACGATAGGTGTATCCTATGTTTTCCGTTGTGGGAATCATATACGGGATCATATTTGGTATGCCATAATCATCAATAAACACCTCTCTATAGTTAATCTGATTTGCTAATTCATTCAGCCATTTTATTTTTGATTTACTATCATCAAGTACGAGATCCGCCGGTATTTTATTTTCGTTTGGTGATATATTCGTTTTATTAAACCCAGCAGATATAAATATATATGCCATGATGTCCGTATATTTTGTACCCGCATTAAATGTAGTCTTTTCGTCAAATGTATCTTGTTGCAAAATTACGGATGCATCATAACATGTTGCCTGCATCATCATTTCCCCGGATATAAATTTTTCAACCGGTGATGATAAAACATATCTGCTTTTAGGCCACCGCGCCCATTTACCATCATATAATTGGATCATCATAATTGGCTTTATACTGTCCGTTAAAACATCCATCATTGCATTTTTTTTAAAGACAAAAGAACCTCTACGTTTAATTTCATCATCCATATTCATTTCTATAGATGCATTTAAAACTTCAAGGTTCGTTTTCTTTATCCCATATTTGTTTACCAGTTCAAAAATATACTTTTCCTTACGAGAACCGGCTTTAATTGCCTTTTCCTCATCCGGCTGTAACTTTATCACTCTTCATCCCTCACAAAGAATTTTTCGTAATTTGCTACTAATAATGAATATCCTTCAAAATATTCGCCAATGAAATCCTGATAATCTACCGCTTGTATTGTAAATGTATAATAAGTCAATTGTTTAATCGGCTGTATATTCATTGCCGTTATTTCTACAAAATATTTATTTTTGTACTGATCACGAAAAATAAATATTGTTCCGTTTTCATGCATATCTCTTAGTTTCCAACGGTTAGCTTCTATTATTTCTACGTAATTAATCTGCTCAATAAAATCAAAAAATTCTCCCTGAATCGATACAGGTAGTTTTCTACCGCTTATATGCACAAGATTAACACTTTTAGACGGTGTATAGGTTTGCCCCGCTCTTTCCGAACTATATTTACATAACAATATCTGATCCGGCGTTTTGGCCGGTGCAATAACTACGCAATCAGGCGAACATTTTAGCTTTATTTTATTGCTATCCGATATCACCTGATCTTCAATAATCCGTATGAAATATTCATGTTCCCCGCAAGCTGTATAATCTTCAAATTGTGTTTCTTCTGTTTCTGCTATAAAATAACCATCTCTCATAATTCGATATGTAAATGTCTCTATGCTCGCCTCCCAACTTAATTTGTTTTTATATACTCCCCCACTTCCAATTACTTTAATTTCCGTCGTAGGCATTGTGTTGATCGTAACTGCATATTCCTCCCAATCACTCAATAGCTCATATTCATTCACTATCCTTAGCCTGATACTATAATTTCCGTTTATTATTGGATATAATATTTTAAGCTCTTTTTCAATTCCAGCCTTTATATCCGTTTTATAAACTATATCCGTGCTATTTACAATTTGTATTTCATAGCCCTGTTGGCCAGATGACGCCCATTTAATTAATGGCATATTGGTTAAAGAAACCGACAGTATTGTTGGTTTATCCGGCTTAGATATTACAACTATTTGCGCCGGATTGCTCCAAATACCCGCTACGCCATCCGAATTATATGACCGTACCCTCCAATATTTAATTGCGGCTGTAAGCGTACCCGCCGGCATGTCATAATAATCGTCTTCTGTCATAATATTTGCCGCTAGATTCCACGTATCCCCATCCTCAGATAACTGCAGATCAAATCCCGTGGGTCCTGTTCCAATTTCAGATGCACTTATCCACTCGAATTTGTTTATTGATGATGCATCCACATATGCCATATTTGGGGATAAATTTTCACATGTCCTCTGTATGTTATCAACTGTAGATATGGTATACCATGTAGACCAATTTCCCCAAATCCCATCATTAGATTGTAGTCGTATCCTCCATTCAAACGCGCTGCTTGTTGGAAATGTTCCGCCCGGAATCATTACATTTTGAGCGCCGCCCGAAACATTTATAGTATGTGTAACAATCGTCCCTTCCGTATTTTTCCATTCGATTTGTGCATTTGACTGTTCAATTGTTCCAATCACATTTGTTTGATCATATGCGAAAGTCCAATAAAATGTATTATCTATCGTGTCATCTATTGCTCCTCCTGTTGGATATATGTTCGATGGATAGGCTAATATATTTTCATACGTCACATCAGCATATGGTACACGAGAAGAATCACGCGATGATGCTAATATTGTATCTATTATCGGGCTTGAATATCCATACCAATCATCTATTATGGCTAATCCATTTATTATCATATTTGGATTTGCCTGAAACGAAAACCATGCGTTTTCATCCGGTGTTGGCGGAATATACACAGCCTCCCCTATATTGGGTTTATTATTATAAGTAGCTGTTGATTCTGCCCAATGTTCCAAAATAGAAAAACACCACATTGGATGTCCATAATACGGTATGTCATTCAGCGATCTTAAAAATACATTTGTATTTCCAACACTTGTAATTCGTTTTTTTTGTAGGGATGCTGTATTAAATTTTATAAGCGCTATTTTCCCTATGAAACCGCTATATGGATTTGATTGGCTGAATGTATTATTTCTTCTCAATAAATTGAGATCATTTCCGGAAGAATAATTTGATCCCGGATTTGCGCTGTCAATCATCGCGCTTTCTATTGCATATACTGTTGTCGTCGCCATTCTTATCCCCTCGCTCTCGCGGCTGCCGGGCCTCCCTGAATTGTTTCATAAACATCGTTTAATTGTTTTATTCCATAGATTTTTAAATAATAGTAGTTGTGACTTACATTTCCCGCATTATTATTAAGTATCTGCCCCGTGCGTCTAGCATTATACACTTTGCTTCCAGCAGGCAGTTCTATTAATTCCGGTCCTTCTTCTCCAACAATGGCTCTTCCTCCCGGGTGATACGATGTTCCAATTGCATATTTTTTAACGTTTGTGCTCCCGGTTATATTTCCCATAGAATTTCCTACTGATTCAAAAGTGTGCTGCATTTCTTTTGCCCGGCCCTGAATCGTTGCAATAATAATTCCTAATGCTATAAGTGCGGCTACAACCAACATTATTATTGCTATTGTTTTTAGCATTGTTGGGTTTACGGATATATTTAATATTCCAGCTATACTCTCTATCGATTTTATTACTGATGATATTGTAATTACCGTAGTTATAATTACCGCTGCAAGAGTTCCAATAACCGCAACCACTCTTATTACTTCCGGATTCACGCTTGACAATGCATCTGTAATTCCAATTAAAACCGGTAGAAGAATTTCTCCAAGCGTTGCTTTTAATGCCAGTGATTTATTGTTAAATCTATCTATGGAATCTTGTAATGCTCCAAATGATTTTAGCGTTTCAGTATCCATTACATATCCGGTATTATGCGCTTCTGTTGCTAATTCCTTTAGCCTATCACTTCCGGCCTCAATTAATGGATTCAGGTCGCGCGCCGATCTTCCAAATATTTGCATGGATATTGCATCTCTGTCGGTCTCGTTTTTTACTTTTCCTAATCTGTCAATGACTTCATAAAATACTGTGTTTTGGTCACGCAACTGTCCATTTGTATCTGTAATTCTGATTCCTAATTTTTGATATGCTTCCTGTGCTTCTCTTGTTCCATCCCTCGCCGAATTCATTGACCTAATCATTTTTGTAAGCGAATCGCTTATGGTGCTTGTCTCCACATCAAGCAGACCGGCGGCATAGTTAAATTCCTGAATCGCATCTGTTGTCATTCCGGATGTGCTTGATAGCGTCAGTATGTCATCTGCCAGCTTTGCTGTTTCTTTTGATGCATCAACTAAATATGATATTAGTTTTACTGTTACTGTTATTGCGGCTGCGGCAGCGGCTACATACCCTGTTATGCTTGTAATTGCTTTTCCTGTACCGGCCGGAACTTTTATCCCAAATGTATTAACAACTTCCCCCAGCCTCCCATTTAATGTCAGTGTCTCCGCGCTGGCCTTTCTGGCTTTTGTTGCATACTCATCTGTGCTTATTCCGGCTTTTTTTGCTGCCGTCGTATTATTATTAATTGATTTTGTCGTTTGATCGAGTTCGTTTTGATATTTATCTGTTGCGGCCTTTGCCTTCGACAGCTCCGAAACTAATTTTGTATACTGTTCCCGGTTCACTTCTACGCCACTAGCCATATCCGCGTCAACGGTCTTCTTTGCGGCCTGTAATGCTTCAGATCGTTTTTGGGTTTCTTTTATAATATCATTTAAAACCTTTTGGCGCTGTGAAAGTAAATCAATATTTTTAGGGTCAAATTTTAATGCACTGTTTATTTGTCCAAGTTCTTTTTGAAGTGAGCGCACTGTTTTATTCGATTCAGCGATTGCCTTATTTAATCCGGTTGTGCTTCCGCCTATTTCTACTACAATCCCCTTTATATTACCCGACATATTGTTTCCCCTCTATTAGTGCGGCAATATAGCTTTTATAATCCGCATCTGAAATTTCTCCTTTTTCATGCTTTTCTTCATATATTGATTCAAATTCTTTTAATTGCTGATACTTGAAATCTATATTGTCGTTTTCTTCTGAGCACAGATTATTATATGCAGTTGCCATATCCAGCAATTGTCCTATATCAAATAGATCCATATCAGCGGCAGTGAGTCCAATTCCAAGACACGCTATAGTTAATGTCTCGTTCGTCAATTCTGCCTCGCTACCGCTCACCCGTTTTTTGATTTTACTTTTCCTTCAACACTCTCGTTAAAAAGCCCTAATATTTCTGTTGTTGCTATATTGATTGCCAGTGGATTATTAAATCCTTCTAGCCACTTTTCAACATTAGGTATGTTTGGATCAGCCTTTTTTGCCATAACCCATGCTACATTCTCAATTGTTTCATTATCTATAGACGATAACAAAGTTTCTTCATCAACTTCTGTAAGTCGCTTTTCATAATCTTCAATCGATTCGTTTTCATTCTGCTTTGGCAGCTTTTCACGAATCATTTTTTTTATTTTTTCGATGTCCACAAAAACATCACGTCCAAAAACAAATCTATATAACCGTCCTATCCCACCGTCAACACGGAAGGCCACGTCTTTATTATCTACTTTTATAATACGTTCCATAATTCCTCCAAAAATTCAGATAGGGGAGATTTGTTCCCCCCTTATCTATCGTAAATTTATTATTTAAACGGCATACGCTAAGTTGCAACTCACTTGTTTCTCTTTTCGTGTAGTTCTCTCTGTGGTTTGCATTTCTTTCCCATATCGGCTATTATATCGCTTTAAGCGTCATTCGAAACAACCGTCGTTTTGCCTGCCGCCTTTGCTTTTGTCGAGCTATCAACTTCTGCAATTACAATTTCATTACCAGTTGTTGCAGTAATCTCATCAGATCCATTCCATGCTGTCCATGTTGCCAAATCATCATCATAGTCCGGAATATCAACCGTAGCTGCTGTTTTATACATATATGTATTGCCCGAAGTAAGCACTGGCAATATAGATATTTGCGTTTTGCCTGCCTCTACGCCTTCTTCTGATGTCACGGTTAAGTTTTTAAGTAAGGAAACAGTCGGAACAACGGCCGGTATTGAATTTCCTGTTGTTTTAAATCGTACCAACCCATCTGCCCGAGCAATAGCTTTAATTACCATGCTCTCAAATTGTGCTTCTATGTTGCTTTCTTGGGTTTTTCCTGTAGAGTTCGGCCTTGCATTCGCTTTACAGTTAAAATACCACCATATCTCCCCCAGCCCATCGGTTGTCATATCTCTTAATACAATTCCGAATCTTGGCTTTTCCTGGTCTTTGTACTCTGCCCGTGTTTTATTTATTTCGTCCACCACATCCCCGAGCCAAGCAGCTGAAATACTATCTATAAATTTGAGCATCGTCAAATTTATTAGATATCCGTCGTTTACTTCCTGTGAATGTGCCAACTCACAATTTGCATAAACTTCAAACGGTTCGCCTTGCGGCTCTACGGAATATTCACGGGTTCCATAAAAATCAATGACCGGACCATATATATCCTTTCCATCAATTTCCGTAATCGTAAAATATCCTACTTGGGCAAATCCAGTTTTTATTTTCTTCATTTAGATGCACCTCCTTTAAATTGCCATTTCAGGCCCTAACATCGTTTTCTATTGCTTTTATTAAATTTTCTTTTGCCATTTGTTCTGCCGGTCTAATATGCGGTATTGCTTTTGCCGTTCCTCCCCCTGGTGTTTCGTGCCCATTTTCCAATAGATGAGTTAATGACCCATGAGGCGCATTATATATACTATTTCTTGTGTCATCAGCTTCATCATATTCGTTTCTCATTCTCCACCCTTTGGCATACGAACCAGATTTATAACTTTTACCAGACCCCGAATATTTTCTTAAATGTTTTGATACTCTTATCGGGCTTTTTTCTTTTATAGCTTCAATACATTCTTTCGTGATCTTATTCACGGATATTTTTACTTTTTTTCCTACACTATCAGTATATGCCTCTAGCTGTTTTGCAATATCATTGGCCATACTATCAATTGTTGACATCAAAACACCTCGCAATCCCATATATAATGCATGCGTTTTGTCTCTTCATCAATTGAGCGATCCGGTCCGCTGAAAGCTACATTGTCCGCCTCTTCCAAAACTTCTGTAATACTTTCTACTATCGGATCATATTCAATTTCTGTATATCGGTCTATCTGTATTTTTACCACATTCACTGCATTTTTATTATTTGCATTTATGTTATTTTCTCCATATTCTGACCATATCGTATAATTTGGCCTTTTCATTGACCGATCGTGCGACGCATCCGGATCTGCGGTTAGTAGCATATCCCTAAAATCAGTTAAAACGCTCACGATACATCAATCCTTTCCAGTGACAAATCCATGCTCGGCGGCTTAACATCTTCTGGATATTGTATCTGTCTGATTTTATACTGCTTCCCGTCGTTCGGTACTGCAATATCCTGCGTTGTAACGCTCTCTATTTTTTGACATCTTACCAGCCTGTCAATTTTAATGTCATTCTGCATTGCAATATAATATCTGTTTATCCCAACTGTCTTTTCGTCATACCGCAACGTGCATTTTAATGCCAAACCTTCTACCGGCATATTTCCCGGGTCTGCTGTATTGGATGTCTCATATATTTTTACAACGCCGTCGTTATATGTCTGTGTTTCTGCCACATCATCACCGCCTAAACTTTGGTT